AACAAGGCTGCTCGTCAGGAGAAACCACACCGGCTGGCCGAGTTCCTGACTGGCCGCAGCGTCAAACACCAACGTCTTGTCCGGCAAATGTACGTACAGATGCTGGTGGGTTCTATCGTTGCGGGCCTCAAGCTTGACCTGCTCCAACTGGGCCTCGGTATAGTTCAGCAGCAGCATATCAATTTCTTGAGTGCTAATCTTATTGGCCTGAGCGTTTACGCCGACGTAAATGCCAGGTGCCTCGTTAAACCCACTGCCAAGGAAGGCGATGCTCTCAAGGAAGTTACAGCAACCGTGCGTGCCGATCACGCCCTTCTCGATCTGAGCGCCCTCGATGCGCTGGAACGGGAACAAATCCCCGCCCACGTTGTCGAACACTTCGATGGTGTGACGGTTGAGCGCATAGACCTCGTTGCGAAGCTTCAGCAGCGCCTTGACCGGATCGGGGTCTGCTTCGGACGAACCGTACTTGAGCGGGTTCACCTGCGTCGGATCACTAAGCTCCGTCACGACTAGGAACTCGCCGTCCGTGGTCATGAAGTAGCCATCCACCCACACCACATCCAGCACAACGCCAAGATCGGGGTCGGTGACTTGGATCAAGCCAAGCGAGGGCGACCAGTAGAACAGGTTGCCATTGGACGCGATAGCAAGGCGGTCAAAGCTGTAATCCAGCGTCACAAGCCGCCCGTCGTCGCCAACGTCCCCCAGAATGGTGACAACGCCAGTGGAGGACACGCTGACAAGCTTGGAACCCATCACCCGATAGCAGACGTTGTTCCAGTTGATGCCGCCGCGATCTGTGCCGGGGCCAGTGCCGTTCGCTACCAGACCATCGGCAGGGCGCAGATAGCCCTCCGAGATGCCATTGGCCTTTGGGACAGGCACGAGATTTACCGGATAGGATGTCCGGAAATCCGGCGAGCTATCCGTATATATCCCGTTGATGATGGGTATTTGAACCATCTTACCACTTCACCTTGTCAGCCCAGAAAGCCGCGCTCATCTTACCCTTGGCAATGTTCTTTGCGTGGCGAGCCTTGAAGCTTGCCCGCTTTTTCTTCATCGCTTCGCTCTCGCTAGCCTTGGGCTTTCCAGCGGTCTTTGCGCCTTGCTCACCGAACCGAATGGTCTTCACCTTGTCGCCTTCCTTAGCGACAACAACGTGAGACTTCTTCGGATGGCTAGGCGTGCGCTTGGGCTTGTTGTAAGCCGTTACACCAGCCCTTGCGAGGCGCGGGTCTTTCTTCACTTCTTCCTCGCAGCCCGCATATTATCGACGAGGTTCGGATAGGGTCGGCCAGCAGCCTTCGCCATCGCCTTGGCAGAAGCCTTGCGCTTCTTGGACAGTGGCTTGGACTTCTTGACTGGGTTCTTCTTTTCCCAGACCGGCTTTTCCTTTTTCATCAGCCGACCCGCCACACAGCGCCGTCGCTATAGACCGGCACTTGGTTGTTGCTGCCACCAGCCGCAGCCGTGCCGAACGTGGTCACGGTGCAATCAGTGATGAAGGCACGAGCGCCAGCGTTGCCCACAGCATTCGGAAGCTGCGCAAAGGTGGTCGGCTGCGTGCGAACCGAGGTGCAGACAATCCCGCCGAAGTTATCTTCGATGTACTGGATCAGCGTGGTGATTGAGGCGCGGCGGCTGTCCCCCTGATTGGGAACCCACAGAACCACGTTATCACCGCCCGAAAGCTGCGTGATGAGAGGAAGCTGGTTAATTGTCGGCATTGCTTAACTCCACTCGATAGGGCCATCAGAACCAGCGTCGACGGGATCGACGGGCCTCTGAAGGAACGGATTATCATACCACCAAGGCTTGTTGCCAGCACCGGACGGCATGGTCTCAGGAAGCTGCTGCTCAAGCGGGAAGGTGGCGCGCTGCAAGAGCGTGTTGTAGCCCTGCTTGGCGACCATCTTGGTGTCAGGCGATACGGTCTTGCCGTAACCCGGCGCAATACGAACAGCGAGATTAGTAATCACCGCTTCCCATGCGCTGTCAGGCACGTTGGTTTCCGTGTCGAGATCGCTGTCCTGCGGGCTGCTGGCGGAAGCATAGCCAAGGCGGATGCCCTTGGCGTTCCATTCCATCAACATGGCATCCAAGCGCCGCAATGCGCTCTCAAGCTGCTCAGGCGAGAGATCGAACACATAATCCGCCAGCCCCATTTCCTCGAAGGCAGCGGTAACAAACTGGCGCTTGGTGTAACCCATGATTAGCCCTCCAGAGCCTCAGCGATGCGCTCGGCCAGCTTACGGTCACTGGTGCGCTTGTTAAAGCCGACGCCCAGTTCTTCAGCCTTCTGCTCAAGTTCCTCGCGGGTCGGGCCAGAAACCTCGTCAACGGCTTCCTCAAAAGCCTCAGCGGCTTCGATGATTTCTTCGGCACGCTTGCCAGCAACCGCCTCCTCATAGGACGGGAACCAGCCATTAGCGAGCAGCGCATCATAGTGCGCCTGATCTTTGGCACCGCAGACCTTGTATGTCTTCTTCCCTTTGCCCTTACGATACGGGCCAGGGGTGCGGTAAAGAGGTGCGGGGAAGTGCATTACTTCTTCTTTCTCTTGGGAGCCTTGCTCGGCTTGCCTGCCTTCATCGCAGCCTTGCGGGCGACGTTAAGAGCGATGGCGACAGCTTGCTTGCGCGGGCGTCCAGCCTTCTCTTCCATCTTGACGTTCTTGCCGATGGTGTCTCGGCTGTAACCCTTCTTCAACGGCATGGCTCATTCCTTAAAAGGTTTGGGGGGAGACCCAAATCTCCCCCCGCCCCATACGCTTACTGGTCGAACAGCAGGATGCCGCTCATTTCGGGCTGCTTGTTCACAACGCCGAACAGCGTGTCGAGACGATACTTAATCGTCATGCTGTCGATGTCGTAGAACTTCTGCATCACCAGTTCGATGCCCTGATCGGTCGAGGCGCGCATCACAGCGGTGCCAGCGTCCGAGGGAACCGCATAGCGACCCGGAAGCAGTTCAAGAGCATCCTTCTGCCAGAACACGTTGATGTTGGCATCAGCGGTGTTCAGGAAGGTGATCGGAGCAGCTGCGTTGGTCGCAACCAGTTCGCAGTTCTTGTACTGAAGCTCCGCATCGGTCGGAATCGACGAAGCCGAGATGATCGGCGGCGAGATGACCACATCGTTACCACCAGCAAGGGCGACAACGCGGAAGGTCTTCGGCTGGCCGGTCGAACCCTTGGTGATGTGCTGTACCGCTTCGATACCGTCGATGCTGAAGGCATCGCCAACGCTCACACCGACAACGCTTGAAAGCGTGACAGTCTGATAACGGTTGTCCACGTTGATCTGACCACCTACAGCATTTGAAGTCGCCTGCGGCACGTAGTCAGTGATCGTGGTGTCGGTGGTGTCAATGGTGATACCAGCGGCGGTCGTAGCAGCCAGGCGGTTGGCATAGTCGAACTTGTAGGTTTCGAAGCCAGCCACGTTACCAACGAAGCTACGCTCGAACGCACGGTTTGACTTGTCGCCACCGAACGAACGGGTCGCAGCAGCAGCGGCACCAGCGATGTTACCCGCCAGACCGTTGTAGTCACGGCTCGACAGACCGAAGTAACGGTCATAGTTCGGCACGCCCTGCTCGTTCATGAGCGCATCGCACTGAGCGATGTCGTCATAAGTACCAGCCGGAGCGCCGGTCACAGCCACCAGAGTACCTTCAGCAGCAGCAACGTTCATGATCGCAACGTTGATGTCCGAAGCCAGCTTCTGCTTGGCCGACTCGCCCAGACGACCTTCCTGAAGCGCGTCACGCAGTTCAAGGCTGGTCATCGTCCACGGAACAGTCTGCGAGAAGCCGAGGGTGGCCGGAACCGCAAGCTGGGTCATGGTCTGGTAGCTGCCCAGCGGAGTGCCGGGAGTGGTCGAAACCGATTGAGCGATGTACGGAACCGGACGCCAAATGGTGTCACGGGCGCGTTCCATCATAGTCTGGTCGGTGTTGTAAACCGACACGTTGCGCGAGAGAACGAGAGCGTCTTGGAAACCTTCAAGCAGGTTTTCAAACGCGACCCGTTCTTCTTTGGAGAATGAGTTAGCCATTTCAATAGTCCTTTAAGACATTAGGATGCCGCTTGCTTCTGCCGCTTATACTGCAAAACCTTTGTGTAGTCTCCAGTCTTTTCGGCTTCAGCGCGCAGGCGTTCAAGGGTTGAGTCGATTGCACCGGAGAGACGACCACCACCGCTGGTGATAGTGCGCTCTGGCGATGCCGCTGCCTTGCGATTGGTCACTTTCAATTGCGTCTCCAGTTTCGCTACCGCAAAGGCAAACTTCACGGGGTCAGTGATGGAAGCCAGTTCTTTGGCCTTCGATGGGTTCTTGCCAACTGCGTATACAAGCAGAGCCGGGTTCTCAGAGCCTTGGATCACAATCCCCTGCTGAGTGACGCTAAAGGTCTCCAAGGCGGTTGCCTCGGCATCCTCATAGTCACGCACCCGGAGACTGGCCTTAGCCTTCTCGTATCCTTCAAGCTTCTTCTGCCATGCAACGGCTTCTGCCTCTTCGGCCTCTCGCTGCTGGGCTTCGGCTGCATCGACTGCGCGTTTCTGCTCATACCAATCAGCCAACTTCTGCTCAAAGTCATCCGAGTCATAATCGCAGGCTTCCAGCGTTGGCTTCGGCCCCAGAACAACCGGCTTAGTCTCGGTCTCACTGGTGTTCAGCTTTGCTTCAAGCTCACGAATACGTCTGTCTTTTTCTCGGTTCGCTTTACGTAGTTCACGCACCCATTCAGGCGCTCTGGTTTCTTCCTGCGGAGGCGGCGCTTCCTCCCCAATGGAGATTACAACTTCATCGTCGCCATCATCCTCAGCAGTCTCCTCAGTGTCAGCGACGGCAAGATCCTCATCGCTTACAGTGTCAGCGACGGCAAAGTCCTCATCGCTTACAGTCTCAGGAACGTCCTGCTCGATTTCAATGGTCTCGGTGGTGTCGTCAAACTCCGTGTCTGCCATGATCATACATTACCCCGTAAACTCACCCAAATTGCGCGGTGGGTGGAACCGCATTCATCGGAGGCTGAACAGCAGCCCCAATCTTTTCAGCCGTCTCAACTGCGGACTTGCGCTGGTCAATGTCCACGTTCGACAGCGTTTCAACCGTCTTGGCCTTGGTCTCTTCAGCCCGTGCCAGTGTGTATTCCGTATCAGCCTGAGCCTTGACCGCCTTGGCCTGCGCCTCAGTCGCTGCCGCCATCAAGTAAGCGGACTGCGGATCGGGCTGCTGGGCTTCCATTGCAGCCATCATCATAGCCTGCTGCTCTTCCTCGGTCGGCTCGACCACGCCAAGCTGCACAAGCTTCTTGCGGAAGAATTCCTTGATGTCGCCAATGCCCTCGCCGTCCATGTTCATAATAGCCATGGCTTGCAGGATCATCTGCGTTTCAGGATCGGTCGTTACCTGCATCATGCCAGTGAGCGCACGAACCGTAGCATCGCGGCGGCTGGTGAACGACGGGCCAACGTCAACAGCAACGTCGAAGTTCGCCTTGGTCAGATCGTTCTCGTAAACAAGTTCCCCCGTCTCCTGCTCGATCATAGGCTTCATGATTTCGACGGACTGGATTTGCTCCATCGCGCCGATGGACTTCATCTTACGCCCTTCCTCGACGTAAACGTCCTTCGCCATGGACAGCCAGATCTCGCCGCAGCGGCGCATCGCCTTCGCCATGTTGGTCATGTAGATGAAGGTCTGCATATCCAAGCGGGTCTGGATAAGCTCGACAGCCTTGCCGGAGATGTTGCTGACCATCTTCTCGGCTTGCTGGTTGTTGCCGAGGATTTCGGCCATGTCCTGCTCGGTCAATTGCAGGAGTGCAGCCATTGCAGGCGGGATTGCAGGCGACTTGGTGTAAGCCACAGGGCCGTTGATCTGCGTCTCGCCATTCGAGCCGGTGATCGGATTGACCAGCAGATAGGGATAGTTCCGCAGGTTGTCCTCGGCCCACATGATCTGATGACCAGCGACCTGCTCAGGCACAAGGATGGGCTTCTCAACCGACGAAAGCGCGCTGATCTCGCCTAGCTTTGAAAGCTGCATATTCTTGAGGCGCTGCGGGTCTTTCGCCAGACGCACGTGGCCCATGCAACGCTCGACGTTATCGACAAACCAACGCTTGCCGTAGAACGGAACGATGGGGATGTTCTTGCCAGCGATGTAGCCAGCATCCTCCAGCACCTTGCCACCGCTCATGATGTACTTGCGCACCTTGCGGCGCTTCACACGCTTCTGGCGCACCTCAATCGTGCCGACAGCAGCGAGGGTTTCTTCTAGCGTCTCGTCAGCATTGAAGTCCGACTGCGAGTAACGCTCTTCCTCGCCGGTCACGGTCTGAAAGATGCGGATGGTCTCGAGCACTTCCTCGACCTTGTAGTATTCAGCGACGTACACAACGTCAGGCGTGAGCCAGTCGAATTCGTACTGGTGGATCTCTTTCGGCCACGTGGTTGGATCGTCACCCCATTCATCCATGTAGGCATCGCGGGTCATCGAATAGAGGACGAAGCAATACTTGGCGTCAGACTTGTCTTGGCGCTTGGCATCAAGGTCAAAGAACACGGAGCTGTCAGCGTCGTAGATCGGCTCGATCCGGATGCGCTGCTTCTCGTTCTCGTCGTCCTCGTCGTCCTCATAGACGTTGCGCAATCGCCATGCACCGAAGCCACCGCCAACGCCTTCCTCGAACGCATTGTCGTAAGCTTCCTCTGCAACGCTGTCTTGCTCATCGGCACGGAACA